ATTTAATTCTCCTACAAGATGGACAATGAAGTAATTTATGGCATACACTAGAGATCAAGCAATAGACACCCACAAAGACTACTCAGAAACAATAAATAATTGGGAGTATTATATTAGATCATACAATGGTGGTTATGACTATATGATAGGCCAATACCTAAACAGATATAATTTAGAATTAGATAACGAGTTTAATCAAAGACTTGCAAACACTCCATGCGATAACCATTGTAAAAATATTATACAAATTTATTCATCATTCCTTTTTAGAGTTAGACCAAGTAGAGATTTTGGTTCTATGCAAGATGAAGCTAGTTTAGAATCTTTCTTAAAAGATGCTGATCTTGAGGGTAACAATTTAAACTCTGTAATTAAACAAGGTCAAAACTATGCGTCTATTTATGGTCATTGTTTTATGATTTTAGATAAACCAAATGTAACTACAAACACACAAGCAGAAGAACTAGAACAAGATATTAGACCATACTTATCAATCGTTACTCCTGAAAATGTTTTAGATTGGAATTTTGAAAGACAACTAAATGGTAAGTACGAACTTAACTATTTAAAAATTAGAGAAGAAGTAGATAAACAAGGTGGAACTTATATGCGTCTTTGGTATCCTGATAGAATAGATACTATTTACATGGCTGAAAGAGAAGAACCAAGATTAATAGATTCTGCACCTAACACGATTGGTAAAATACCAGCAGTTATTTTGTACAATTCTAAATCTCACAAAAGAGGAATTGGCCAATCTGATTTAACTGACATAGCTGATCTACAAAAATCTATCTATAACGAATACTCTGAAATGGAACAATTAATAAGATTAACTAACCACCCATCATTAGTTAAAACTCCAAGTGTAAATGCTAGTGCTGGTGCTGGTGCAGTTATAGAAATGCCTGATGAGTTAGAGCCAAACTTAAAACCATATTTACTACAACCATCTGGCCAAAACTTAACTGCAATTATGGACTCTATAAATAGCAAAGTAAATTCTATAAATAGAATTGCACACACAGGAGCAGTAAGAACTCAAAAGACAGGGATTACATCTGGTGTAGCTTTACAAACAGAATTTGAATTACTTAATGCTAGACTATCTGAGAAAGCTGACAACTTACAAATAGCAGAAGAACAATTATTCAAACTTTATGCTATGTTTCAAAATGTAGAATTTGATGGAGAAATTAATTATCCTGATTCATTTAACATTAGAGATTATGCAAGTGATCTTATGTACTTCCAACAAGCTAAAGCATTAGATATTGGTTCTCCAACATTTGCAAAAGAAGTTGATAAAGAAATCGCTAGAGCAGTAGTTGATGATGATAATAAACTAAACGAAATCTTTAACGAGATAGATGCACAAGCAGAAGTAGGTCAGTTCACACAAGACGAACCAGCACAACAAGATCAAGAAATAGAGCAAGAACAGATATAATGAATGTCGGATATAGTAAAAGATGCAACACTTTATAGAATCAAGCAAATAGAACTTGCAGAAGCCGAATATTATAAATCATTAATTAAAACTTTAGACAGAATAGAACGAGAAGTAGTATCTCTTGCAAGTAGATTACCTTTAACAGATGGTAAGTTAATTGAACTACAATCAGCTATAGCAATTAGACCACAGATAAAAGCTATCTTGGAAAGAGAATATCTTAAATGGTCAGATACAGTTGTTAGAGAGGGTTTTAATAAACAAGCTAAACGAATAGAAAAAGCATTTAAAAGAATTGGTAATATTCCTATAGAGTTTCAAGAACTAACTAAAGGCGATCTAGCATTAGTTAAAAATCTAAAGCAACAATATTTTACTCAGTTTAAAGATGTATCTAATACATTTACAAGACGACTATCAGAAAAGGTTTATCAAAACACATTAGTTGGTAGCGAGTTTGCAGTATTAGAAAAAGAACTAAGGCAAACAATAAATGGAATATATGCAAGTTCAGATGACCCTGAAATTCAAAGATTAGTTAATTATATAAACGAGAATAAGTTTGATGAGTCTAAACAAGCAGTAGTTGATAAGTCTATACAAACTCTACAATCTAAGTTTGCAAGAGATAGGGCTGGAGAGAACATGAAAAGATATGCTGGTCAAATACTTAATGATTCACTAAGGGATTTTGATGCAACCTTAAACTTTAACAAATCACAAGACGCTGGTTTAACTTTTGTTAAATACTATGGAGATGTAATACCCACGACTAGAGATCATTGCAGAAAGATAATTAATGGAGTATATAACAAGAGGAAAAGTGGACTTTTCACAGTTGATGAAGTCAATTCACTTTGGACAAGTAGGAGTTGGAAAGGTAAGAAATCTGGCAACCCTTTAATAGTTCGAGGTGGTTATAATTGTCGTCATCAATGGTCTTATGTCAATCCTGATTGGTATGACAGCAAAGGCGAACTAATAATATAATAGGAGAAACAATGTCTGAAGAAAATACAAATGTTGCACCAGAAGTGGCAACTGAAGTTAAAGAAGAAGTAAAAGTAGAAACACCAGAACAAAAAACTTTTACACAAGAACAAATAGATAACATAATCAAAACAAGACTTGAAGCAGAGAAAAGTAAGTATGAGAAAAAACTTCAAGAAGAAGAAAGCCAAAAAGCTGAACTTTTAAAAGAACAACAATTAAAAGAAGCTAAATCTAAAGCTGATATTGAAAAGATCATGCAAGAAAGATTATCTGAAAAAGACTCAGAGTTACAAAAGGTAAAAGATCAAATCAAAAAAGAAAAAGTTGATAATTCTATTTTATCTATTGCTAACAAAGAAAAATCTATCAATGCACAGCAAGTAGTAGCTTTGTTAAAAAACGAAGTTAAGTACAATGATGATGGTAGAATAGAAGTAGTTGATAATAATTCTAATGTACGATATAACTCAAGTGGAGAACTTCTTACAATCGAAGATCGAGTGAAAGAGTTTTTAGATAGCAACCCACACTTCCGTCAAGGGTCTTTGTCTGGTTCAGGAAGCCAGAGTGCTATTGGTGGTAAAACTGTTAAACCTTTTAATCTACAGGACTTGGACTTAACAAAACCAGAAGATCGTAAAGCCTATCAAGAATATAGGAAGAAACGAGATTCAGGTGCTGTTGAGATTAACTTAAACAAATAAACTTAATAGGTAATAAACATGGCAAACGAAAGCACAAGTTCTACACTATCGGAACTTTACACAGAGATAGTAGCAGAGGCTCAATTCGTTGCATCAGAACAATCTATCATGAGAAATCTTGTAAGAAATTATGCGATTACGGGTGGTGGAAAAGTTGTAGAAGTTCCTGTATATGGAACAGTATCTGCATCTGCTGTAGCTGAAGCAACTGATTTAAGTAATACTGCAATTAACCCAACATCTGTAAGCATAACTGCTTCTGAAGTTGGTATCATGACAACTCTAACTGATTTAGCAAGAAACTCTGCTCCAAGAAATGTAGCTGGAGATATTGGTAAATTATTTGGGGAAGCTATTGCAAAGAAAATCGATACTGATTTAACTGCAAAATTTGATGGCTTCTCACAAGAAATCGGAGATGGTACAACTGCTCTTAGCCCAGCAAACATTTTTAATGCTGTTGCTATTCTAAGAAAAAATGCAGTTCCATCAACTGATATGGCTTGTGTTGTACACCCACTTAACGCATATGACTTAAAAGCTGGTTTGACTAATACTTTTGCAAACGCAAACGCAAATGACTTATCAAACGAAGCATTAAGATCAGGTTATGTTGGTAGTTTAGCTGGTGTTAAAATATTTGAAACTTCAAATATGGCTGACTCATCTGGTAACAATCCAGGTTCTACAGGCGACTACAAAGGTGCTGTATTCCATAGAGATGCACTAGCATTGGCAATGATGCAAGACATCAAAATCGAAACTCAAAGAGATGCTTCTCTTAGAGCAGACGAGATTGTGGCTACTTCTGTATATGGTACAGGGGAAATCCACGATACTTATGGTGTTGAATTAAACGTAGATTCATCTATCCAATAGTAGGATACTTTGTGAGGGCGAGAAATCGCCCTTACAATTAACTTAGGAGATTTATGGTAAAAATAATATTATCTAATGAAAAAATGATTACCCTAACAAGAGGTAATAAAACTATAACAAGAAGTGAAATAGATTACGAAACTAATAAAGCTATGTACGATTTTAGAGGTTTTAAAGTTACATCTAATGATGTAAAAGAGAATACTAAAGAAGTAGATCAAACTTTTGAAAACGAAGCAAAAGTAATACCTCTTAAAAAGAAAAGAAAAACAAGAAAGAAAAAAGATGAATAAAATAATTATAATGAAAGCAAAAAAGTGGTCTAAATGGGTTTGGATTAAGGCTAAAAATAATCCAATGTATTCAATACCTTTAGCTTTATTAATTGCTTATTTAATTTGGAAGTAAATTATGGCTAATTATACGGGTGCAGATGTTATTACTACATCAGACATACAAAAGTATCAACCTGATGCCTTTGATTTTGGTATCTCTACAACAGCTACAGAAACAACTAATTTTCTAGCACAAACTACTAATGATATTTTTAGAGCATTAAGAGTTGAGTGGTGGCCTGTATATAAAACAAATATATTTACAGATATTACAGTTTTAAATACTGCTGAGATGGTTAATACAAAAGTTAATTTAGATCAGTTTGAACGGGCTGGTGTTTATCTATTTCTTGGAAGATTCTATTTACCAGCATTAACTAAATTTAGACCAGAAACAGAAAAAGATAGATTTGAAAGAATGCAAGAATATTACATGAGCCAATACAATATCGAATGGAGAATGATATTAGAAGATGGTGTAGAATATGATGTAGATTCTTCTGGAACTATTGTAGCAAACGAGAGAGAACCTTTACATGGATTTAGAAGATTGACTAGATAATGGCTTTAGATTTAAAGATCAAAACTAACGCAAAATTTGTCGAAAAAAGATTTAAAAGAATAGAAAAAAAGTTTAAAGGAATAATCCAAAAAGGAATACTACAAGCTGGTTTTCAATTATTAGACATTATTAGAACTAAGACTCAAAAAGGTGTTGATTTTAGAGATGTACCTTTTGTTCCATATTCATCAGGATATTTAAAAAAATTACAAAGAGAGGGTAAATCAACAAAAGTAGATTTATTTTATAGTGGTAGAATGTTAGGTGCATTAACTCCATCTGGTAGAACGATTAGAAAAACAGGAACTAATAAAGTTAGTGTAAATTTTAGTAATGCACAGATGAGGCAAAGAGCAGTATTTAATCAGGTATTAGGAAAAAATAAGAGGGAATTTTTTGGATTTAATGATAGAACTGCTAATATAATAAGAAAACAATTTAACAGATTTGTTGCAAAGGAATTTAGGAAAGCAAGAATATGAGTGTAAGAGAAAACATAGCATCTAATTTATTAACTGTATTATCTAATATATCTAGCCCAGATATTATAAAAGCAACTAGACAACCTTTTTTATTAGACGAATTATCAGATAAACAATATCCAGCAGTAATAGTACAAACATCAGAAGAAAACAGAGATGACTCTGAATTAGGAAGTGGTGCTAAAACTAGGCATGGTACGATTGATTTTGTAATACTAGGATTTGTAAAAGGTGCAGAGGCCAATATAGATACTAAAAGAAATGAATTAATTACAGCTATTGAAACTGCAATAGAAACTGATATTACTCGAAGTGGTAATGCACTTGATTCTGAAGTTATACAAGTAGAAACTGATGAGGGTTCTTTATTTCCTGTTGGTGGAATAAGAATGACAATTAGGTGTATGTACGAATATCAAGCTGGAACACCATAGGAGAATAAATGACAACTAAAATTATAAATAGAATAGAAAAGAAGATAGACCAAATAGAAAAATTACACGATAAAGAGTCTATGTTATGTGAAGAAGTAAAAGACTTATTAGCTGAATTAAAAGAAAACCAAGAAGATGAAAGTCAAGAATGGGAAGAAGATTTAGATGATGATGATTTTGAAGAAGATGAAGAAGATATTGACGA